GCCGATTTGTTCAACACCAAACTTATCTACTTCGTTTTTATACTTTTGCTCGTATAATGTCAACATATCTGCTGGGCCTTTTAGAAAGGCATATGTCTCTGCTAAACAGCAATATAATAGGCCATTTGGGAAGTTTAAACTAATATAATTAGTCGTATTATCAGACGCCAACGTAGTTGGCATTTTATTATAATGAACTCTAAATTTGTATGTGTTATCTGGCGTAGGAGCTAAAAATATACGTCCAGAATTAGTATCACCATCTCCTGTAGCGTTGCCAAACATAGCGTAATATTTAGGTTGTCCTCTTTTTGCTGACTCTGTTGATGGTACGTATTCTTGTAAATATGTAACGTCTTTCTTTTCTAAAAATCTGTTAGCTCCAGTTGTAGCTGATGTAGAATCGTAAACTTGTATACCTCTAATAAATAAAGCTCCTCCTGGAGCATTTATTGTTTCTTGTCCTGTAACTAAATTTCCTGTCTGTTGTTTTCTATCAGCATCAATAGGCACATCACGCATAATTCTATACTGTGCGTTTAAAATAATATTTTCTAAAATATCTGTCGTTAACACATTAGAATCTGTCTCTGTGTAATTTCTAATTTGTGTAACTAATCCTGAATAACTTAATCCTGCCATTATGGTGTCAATGTTACCGGCCCTGCCGTTACAAACATTCCTCCTGCTTTTTCCGTTACAGTAGGAGTTGATCCTAATGTAAACGTATAATTATCTGTTCCTGTTACTGTTATACTAAATCCTGAAGAATTTTCAAACACTGTAAATGCTACACCTCCAGGTGATCCATCTACGTTTCTAAATACGACAGTATCAGAACTAGACCTTCCATGACTAGGCTCTGTTACTGTAATCGTTGTGCTGCCAGATGTAATATTAAAAGGATTACCAGACAACAAACGATCTGTAGCTGGTTCTGTTCTAGCTGGTTTTGCCATTGGTAAACCTTGTGGATCAGCTCCATGCGCTTTTGGCTCTAATTGTGGTTGCTTTGGTTCAAACTCAGAAATATGTACTTTAGAACCATTCCATTCTGTTACCATTTCTTTGTATGGAAATTCCATTCCTGATCTATCAGATATAAATTTAGCGAATTTACCTTTTGCAAAATTAGACATTTGGATAATAAGTTTTCGGGGTTATGTAAGAACTTGATGATGAACCATCTTCAGCTAAAGCTCTTTGTAATTCATCTTCATAATACAGTTTCATTTGTTGTGATAATTCAGGTTTAAATTTTTGTGATAAATAATAAGCTAAACCTGATGCCATACATGGTACAAATCTATATGGAACATCTGTTGCGTTAGTATAATCGCCAACATCTTGTATTCTTTTTACATAATAATAATTAATTGTATTACCAGCTTCTGATGAACCTGGTGTTAAATACAAAGTGATTGTAACTTTGTCTATAAATCTTTGTACAAAATATTGTGAAGGTGTGCCTGTTGATGTTTTATTTGATAAAGCTTGATATGTAGATCTGTTAATTTTTGTAAGAGGAGAATCAACACTTGAAGAATTTCTGTAAACAGCTTCTAACACATCGTCAACACCATACACAGCTGTGGTGCTAGAAGTGCCATCACCTGTTGATCTAAACATCGTATATTCTGCTTGGTCTGCAACTAGTGTGATAGAATTATTAGCTACTTCCCAATAGTGAAGTCCTCTATTACCCCACTCTTGAAACATAATATTAAGAGATCGTCTTGCTTGTTTTAACTGATTACCAGAAACACCTTGCAAACCTATTCTCTCATATGCTTCTTCGATTATCTCGTCGATAGCAAATGTTTTATCAAAAGTTGTTGTACCCGAAGTAGTGTTAGCCATCTAACCTCCTACTTGTCTATTAAAAACGTCGCTGCTGCAATGTTTGTAATAGTAGAAACTTTCATTCCACCTGGGAAAACCACGCCATCTTCTGGAATGTTAAATGCAAAAACATCTCCTGTTGGACAGTCTCCTTGGAATAAAGTTGTACTATCAGTGTTGTCTTGTAAAATTATAGTTCCAGCGCCACCACCATCAGAAGCTAAGATCATTCCTCTTAATCTTGTTCTTCCCGCGAACACTGCACCAGTTCCTGTAACTCTTATTGCTTTTACATCACTTTTCATTTTTTATCTCCTTATTGGTCTTGGTGGGTATCAAGATCAAAAAGTCTCGAAGTTTCCCACCAAGATAATTAACCATTACGATGCAAATAAAAATGCACCTGTAGTAGCGTCAGCCGCACCACCCATTTTTGAAGCAATGTGGTATGTGCCATCTTCATAACAAACAAAAGCAATCATGCTTCCAGTTGTAAAAAGATTTGTTGCTGCGTTAGCAGGAGTGAAAGTTAATAAAGTTTCACTAGCTGCTGAGGTATCAAAAGTTACTTCTGATGAACCTCTTGACTCAATTACAGATCCTGTTGCAAAAACATCTGATCCAGCACAGTCAAAACTTAAAGTTGCAGTTCCGCCTGTTGTATCTTTAGCTTGTGCGTAAACAACAACTGTTCCAGCTGTCGCTGCAGGTAAAGTAGCTGCACAAGCTGCTGCGCCTGTGTAGTCTATTACTGAGATAGTGTCTGCTGCTAAAGTTAGAGTAGAAGCTGTTGCTACATCTGATACTGATAAACCAGTTAAGTCAGGCATGCCTGAACTCATTCTAGTTGTTACTGCTCCAGTAGACGTGTTTTTAGTCGCTACTTGAAAGCCTTTTTCGGATCGTACCGGTCCGTTAAACGTTGTACTTGCCATAATTATATCCTCCTAGTTTTCCGAATACTGTCTCTAGGCCGTCGACTATACGCGTCAGTATTCTAATTAATTGTATAGTAAGAATTTTATATATTAGTTTTTTATGAAGTGCAAGAGATCCTGTAGTGAAGTTACGTATTTCAACGATGTAGCTTTTGTTTACGTAGCTACTGAAACGCTGGGTGTAGCATCTTCGATCTTACTAGAAAGACTAGCTATTTTAGCTTCCTCTTCCTTGATTTGATTAACAACTTCTCTAATTTTTTTGTCAATCCGGACCATATCCAGAGTATATCTCTGGTTATCCCGTTGCTCCACCGCCCACTCTGTTTCGAGACCCCTCTTCGCTTTGTATAGATCTCTGATGTGCGTTTGCATCTATAACCTCCTCATAGGTTACCCATATTTTGGATTTACTAATAAATCCATCTTTCTCCCATTTTATATCATTTTTTCCTAGCTTGTCAACTAGTGCATTTTCAAAGGCTTTACTATTGTCCTCTGACTCTACTTCAAAGTCAGCATAGTAGCCATATGCTCTGATTTGTACACGGAAGTTTTTCATGGTTGCCATATCTTTCTATCATAAAAAAAGGGGACCCGAAAGCCCCCTTTTTAATTAGTTAATCAGATGATTACGCACCTGGTGAACCGAAAATACCTCTAGGGTCTGAGAATCCGAATGAATATCTCTCTCTAGCTTTGTATCTAACGTTTCCAGTGTCGAAGTCACCTTCCATAGCTGTTTTGATTGGAGATCTAACGAACATTTTTAATCCGTTAGGTACATCTGTTTTGATAAAGAACGCGTCTGTATCAGTTAAGTAGTTGTTCACTACGTAACCTTGAGGAATCATCCCCATTGATACTACTGCGTTAATATCATTGTCAGCTGTTCCAACTCTACCTTGAGATTTCATCAATCTCTCAGCAGTAAATTGAAGCTCAGAAGGAATAATCATTTTTACTCCTCTTGCTGCAATTTTTAGACCTCTCTCATCAGTTAGCGCCGCGATGTCGATTAACGATTGTTCTAATGAAGTCTCGTTAAGATCCGCAGATGTGCTTAACTCATTTTTGAAAGTTCCAGCTATCGTTGGGTGGTCAGTAGCACAAAGCTCCTTACCATCACCACCAGCAAATGAACTGTTGAATGCATTGTTTAATACATTCGCAGCTTTTACTTGCTTAGTGTTTGCCATCGATCTTGCTAATGCTTTTGTATATCTAGACGCAAGTCTGTCATACAAGTTGTCTTCAATCGCTTCTTCAGTGATTGAGAACGCAAGAGCAATTGTTTCGTGCGTATATCTAGCAGTGAAAGTTTCTTGTGCGTTGTCAAAAGTTACGCCAGATCCCTCTGGTTTTACTTGAGCGTTCGCGAAACCAGATAACATTACTTCTTCTTCAAAAGCTCTGTCACTGTTTTCTGTGTCGAAAATTTCAGCGTGCTGATTTTCGTATCTTTTATACTCCAGGCCGAATAGTGCATTCAATCCTGGCTCTAGTTCTTTAACTAGTTGTCCTCTTGATATTGCCATAATATTATACTCCTATCCTATTATATACCTGTTGTGCCTTTTAAGAAGTGCTCGTTAATCATAACTACCAAGTTAACGTTAGCAGAACCTGCTTCGTTATTCTCGATATCTTTTGATATTGCGAGTACTCTTAATTGTGCCGTAGCAGTTTTAAGATCTGAATGATCTAACTCCACTTTCGAAACGAAGTTCGGTGAAGCACCTGATGCGTACACAATATCAGCGTTTAAACCGACATCTGCTGCTGCTGTAGCGTCGTCGGATTGTATTTCAAACCTTTCATAAGGGTCATCACTTACAAAACCTTTAATATCCGTTGCGGTATTAGAAGCCTTCAAGTGATTAGCAAATGTAGGTTTGCTTGTTGATGCGTCAGTAAAGAATACACCCGTAAGTGAACCCAGTAATGTATCTGTTGCTGCCGCTACAGTTATTGTTCCAGTTGCTGCCATTTCGACAGGATCGTTCTGGAAAATCGCTGATGCGGAAGCTGCGATATCATACTCAGATAAACCTTGGTTGTCTCTATTCTGACCAACTTTGCCAACGGGTCTTAATCCGAAAGCTGAGTCTTTATTTGCCATAATATTGTCCTCCTAAGACATGGTTTATTGTTTATGATCGCGCTTGTCTTGGTATCGCAAAGAAATTATTTCTTCGTACCACCAAAAGTTACACGACTTTGTCTCTCAGCATTAATCGGCATGCTGGAGTGCTCTTCCTTCATAAGGTCGTTGTTAACTGCATCGTCTCGATCTTTAGTTTGCTGTGCAAAATAAGCTTCTCGAGATTTGGCAACCTCTTCCGGTATCCTAGCAAGCACTAGGCCACCAACTCCAATGACTCCTGCGTATTTACCTTCTTTTAGACTTGGATAATCTTGATCGGGATATTGATCAGCTCTCACTAATTCCCATCCAGATCTGATTTTACCTGACATGTTTTTGGTATCGTCGAAACCTAAAACTTCAGTTCTTATCCATCTATGCCTAAAACCGTCTGGCGCAGGTGGTGCATCTAAAGATGATGGTGGAGTCCAAGTCGTAGGTCTTTTATCTTTAGCTCTAGACTGGCTCGCACGCGGGGTTTTTATTTTATCGTTTTCCATATGCTATACCTCCTTCGTGATTTTCATTTGTTTCGCATACTCTTCTAATGGCACTCCTAATTTTTTAGCGATAGCAACCTGAGAAGGTGTGAGTCTCACGGTTTTGCGACCTGACTTGTTAACACTTCGCTTCGCTGAAGCTACTATTTGTGTCGGTTTGGTCGTATCATTTTGAACCTTATCATCAGTATTACCAAATTTATTTGGAAATTCAAGTCTTATTCTCTTATCTATCTCAGAATAATACTCGTTAGACTGAGGATCAAAGCCCTCTTCATCCACTAGTTTTCTATGTAGATCAAATGCAGTGTATGTCATAGCTGTATCTGTGCCAAACCACTTGTTTTTAGCTCCCCATTCTTCCGCTTTAGGATCAGGTTGAGCTTCTCTTTTAGGAGATACTTTTGGTATTTCCTGTTCTTTTGACTCAGTTTTAGATAGTTCATAAGCTGCTTTTGTCTCATTTAGTCTTGCTTCTTCGTATCCAAGTCTTGCTATTTCTTTGTTAGCTTCAACTTCTGCGGCAAGATCTCCTGCCTCTTTAGCTGCTGATAACTTAGCCGCTGCTGCTTGTAGACCAGATTTAATTTTCTCTTCTCTGTCTTTAACACCAACTTGTTCAATTTGAGAGTATTTCTTTTGAAGTTTTTCTTTTGCTTGTTTTTGATTTCTAGCAAAAGATAAAGCCTCATCTTTTTGTCTCTCAGCCTCTCTCCACTTCTTTGTGAGTTTAGCTATTCTTCTTTGAACATCTTTTGAATACGTTTCTAATTCTTCTTTCTTTTGTTCAGGCTTCTCTTCCTGTTTAGCTTCTGGCTGCGCGTCGCTGCCTTCTGCTTTCTCTTCTCTAGGTTCCTCTGCTTGTGGCGCGGGACTAGAGTCTTCTTCCTTAGTTTCTACTTCACCTTCTGGTTTCTGTTCTTCTAACTCAACGTCAGCTCCAGGACCAGAGGTATCTATATCAACCATCGGAATGCCTTTTTTGTTTTCTTCTTCTTGCATAGTCTCCTCCTATGTTAAATGTAATGCAACACAGATTCTGGATCTTTTATTGTACCCAAAACCTCGTCGTCGTTAAGAAGACGGACTTCTCCACCTTCTATTGGTAAACGTGATCCTGCATATCTTGCAAAGATCACCCAATCTCCTTCTTTACACCAAGGGCCTGTTGGAAATTTTTCTTTATCTCCATATGCCATTGGTCCCATTTTAACAACATAACCACAGTTAGTTGCTATTCTAGCTTTGTCTAATGACTCTTGTGCTATAATAATTCCACCTTTAGTTTTTTCTTTTGGTGTAAAAGGTAAAACTAAAAGTCTCCATCCTGATGGGACAGGTAATTCATCTTTAATTGACCCTACGTTTGTTTCGTCAACTCGTTTTGTAGGTTCTACTTTTTCCTCTTTATACTTTTCTTCCAAAGCGTTTTTATGCTTTGGGACCTCGTTTTTCGAGGTCAATAATTGTTCCTTGCTCATTTTTTTGCTCCTTTTTATCTAGCAGGTTAGAGATTTCCTGAGAAATATATTCGTAGGCATGTGCCTGTCCTAACATATATTTATACTTTTCCATATTGTCAACCCCTCCGCTTATCATTGAGTCACCAACATTTTGATAAAGTTCTTTTAATTGTCTTTGTATTTTAGTTATTAGCTCTAAATCTTGCATTATTCAAAAGCCTCCAACGCTTCCATTTTATCTTTTGCATCTGCTATTTTGCTTAATAATTTATCTATTTCTTCCAAATGCTGTGGATGTTCTCCTATTGCCACTGGATTATCCAAATAAATGTTTATCGTCGTATCTGCTTCTGCAATGTCTGCTTCATATCTAGCTCTAAGTGAAGCCAACATGGGTGTTCTTTTATTCATTTTTTCCTCTCTTTCCTAATCGCTTCTTTACCTCTTTTAAATATGCTAGCCACCTGGCTCTTACCCATAACCTTTGCTCTTTGCTCACCAACCGTGAGGATTTGTATTTTTCTTGCAAAAGGTTTTTTGACTTTTTTAACTTTCGCAACTGTTTTACGAGCGTCTGTAGGGGTCGCAAACTTAATTCTAACAGTATCTCTAGGATTCTCATCTGTGTACAGTCTCCTCCCAGAACCTTTTGGTTTTTTACCTGTTCCTGTTTTTGGATCCGCCATTAATAACTCCTTTTAATGTTTTTGCTTGACCAGCATGTGCTTTGGATGCTTTCTTCAAAGCTTTAACTACCTTTTTAATAGTTCTTTTCTTGCCATTTTTTAACATTTCCATCTCCTTCTTGCCTGACGGATACGTGAGTTCGGATCGTTTCTTGTTTTTGCTGAAGCTCTTTTGAGCTGACCTAGTGATCTTGCGCAGTATGATTTTCTACGTTTAGCAGCTTTTGACCCTTTTTTCACTTTACCGGTCACGGCTGTTTTTAGTTTTGAGCCGGGATTTAATCTTCTATAGGCTTTGACACCAGCTCTTGTCATGCCCGCTCCAGACTTTGTAGGTCTAAAGTTTTTTTTATTTCTAGCAGGCATAGTGCCTTTAGAAAATTGTTCTCTCATTTGAAAATCGTTTCTCATTAATCTAACATACCTTTATAGTAGTTTACATAAGATGGATTTGATAAATTTCTACCACCGTACTCACCTCTAATACTTTTACCCATGTAACCACCGTCAGCGGCTTTTTTTCTTGCAAATGTTTTTACATTTGTAGGTTTACCACCTACACCTTGTGCTTTACTTCTCTTTCTTGCAACGGCACTCCGCTTCTGAGAGTCTGTCATCCTTGCTGCTTTTGCAGCAGGCACGCACTTTGGATACTTTCTTTTTGATCCACTCGCAGATTTTCTTCCACATGGTTTATGGCCTCCACCTTTTTTCTTGGAACCAATATCTACCCACTTCTGTTTGAACCATTTATTAAGACCGTTCTTTGCCATTTTATTTTCTAAGGATTTTTTTATTCATCCCTTTTTTGCACATTCCACCACCTCTAAGACCTTGTCTTCTTAGTCTATCAGTAGCTTCTGTTAAACCACCACCAGCTGCTCGTATTCTACCGCCCATGGCTTTTCCTGCTGGTTTAGGTCCTTTAAAATCTTTTCTTTTTGTGCCAGATGGATCTTTAATCTTACCTGCACATATTTTAGAAGCGTAGGCGTTAGCATATGCGCTAGGGTATACATCGAATTTTGCTTTCGCTGCGGCTTTACCTCTTGGACACAGTTTTGTCATTAAGACCTCGCTGTTTGTTTGGCTCGTCTAAAGTTAGCTGCTGTAGGTGCACCTTTTGCACCTTTCTTTCGCATTTTACCACCACGTTTTCTTTTAGCGTGTATATTTGCGTATAAACCTTTGCCAGCCATTAGCCGATCACCTTTTTCTTGTTTTTCATTTTTTTGACAACTTTTTTCTTTTTGCCAGGTTTTTTAATTACACCTTTTGCAATTAAAATATCCTTTTGAGTAACTTTACCATCACCAGACATATCAGGAAAGCTTCCTTTCTTGTACATGCCTCTCTTCATCATGCCGCCACCCATTTTTTCAACACGTCCACCTTTCATATATCCTTTAGGTGAAACTTGTTTGTTGTATATTCTATTTACCATTATTTTTTTCCTCCTCTAAATATTTGTGTACCCTTTATACCAAAAATACTAGCTACGACAAGGATCCATAAATTCGTAAACCAGCTTGGAAGCGATTGAAAGTATTCAAAAAACAATTTTACCTTCTCCATTGCTTCCGGATCGTCACTCATCACTGCCCACATGAGCACCACGATGGGCGCCGAAATAATTATCAAAACAAATTCGTCCTTATAGTCGTTTTGACGTGCTTCTAAAAGTTTGCCTTGGTAAGCTTCCTCACCTCGAGCCATTTTTTCTGCGTGCATGAGCTGTGCATCAGACATTGCCATCTTCGTCTTCTGACGATTAGCATATATCTTACTACCAGCTTGTAAAGCAATTTTTGCTAAACTAAACCACGCCATATTAGTACCACTTAGCTTTTCTTTTTTTCTCTGCTAAGATATTTCCTTGACCTTGAACCTCTGCTTCTTGCATTTCAGACGGATCAGTTGTTTCAATCTCTTTTCCACCTTCAACATAACCATCTTTGTTCGTAAACATTTCGTGGTTTAGGCCTTTTTTGTTTTCTTCTGCCATTTTAGCTCCTTTTTTTTAATTTTTAACCTTTTTTTGTAGATTAGTCATCTATTTTTTTAATTATCACACCACCTTGGCCCATATCTTTAGCACTTGGTAAAGTTTTTGATAAAATTGTCTTTTCAATCGAAGTATTTGCTCTTAATTTTGCTAATTCTTCGTTTTGTTCAAGTTTTTCGTCTTGATTCTCTTGGTTCATCATCGCTCTCATCTTATCTAAGTTAATTCTCTCTTCGCCTTCTTCACGTTTTCTTTGATTTTCTTGTGCCTGAAGGTCTAATTCTCTTGCTCTTAGTTTAGCAATAGGGTCATTATCAAATTGAGATGTAATTTTCTTCTCTTCTTTCATAAATTCTTCCATCATATCAGCAATTAATTGTGCTTTTCTTGCTTCAATTTTTTCTGCTGTCATTTTTATTTGCATTTGTACTTGTTGGTTCATGGCAACTTGTGGGTTTTGTTTCATCATTGCTAATTGTTGTAATTCTTCCCTAAACTCTACTTCAACTTGTTCTGTTGCCATCAAAGAAATGTGTTCAAAACAATTTTTTTCTAATGCAGCCATAATCATTGGATTATTTCTAGCCATGTTAGTTC